GTTTTGATCACAGGATCAGCGGAGAAGTTTGAACCGCAGGTTTTGGGAGTTAAGATTTGTTCACCTGGTATGCCGCACAAAAAGAGTCCTCTCAATTACATGCCACAAAATTCACAAGTTGAGTATTATGGCCAATGTCCTGGACGTGCAAAGTATGTGTCTAGAGTGAGAGTGACTGAAGTCAGTGAAACCGTGACTGAAGTGACAGGAGTCCCCAACAAATGGGGATCCCCAAAAATGTCGCCTGATTGGTATGGCTGGCAAACGTGTCTGGCAAATTTGGCGGTTCCTGCAACTCCTTATGAATATCGATTGCTACAATTGGCAGTTAAAGATTATAAGAGGAGTGTTATACCGCTTTTCCAAAACAAGCTTTGGTTCAATTGTGCTCCGTTGAATGATCGACCTAACATAAATGGTTGGGTAGGTCTTAAATTTATTGACGCCATCAAGATGTCTACAGCTATTGGTTTACCTTTATCGGGACCCAAGAGTAAATACATTCTTGACATGGATGCTCAAGATGAATGGGGTATGAATCGGGAATTTACACCTGAAGTTATGGGTGAAGTTGATCGTTGTGAGAATTGTTACCGAAATGGAGAGAGAGCATTTCCTGTAGCGAAAGCATGCAAGAAAGATGAAGTTCTTTCCAAGGACAAGTGTCGAATATTTTATGGTAATGCCGTAGCTTTGACATTTTTGATTCGGAAATATTTCTTACCTATTTTGAGAGTCATTATGATGAATCCTTTGAAATCTGAGTGTGCTGTTGGCATAAATTGTCATGGTCCTGAATGGGATCAATTTTACAATCATGTCATGAAATTTGGATCGCAAAGGATCTTTGGTGGTGATTACGGAAAATATGATCAAAAGATTCCTGCACAGTTGATTATTGCATCTTTGAGAATTCTCATCGATTGCGCTGCTGAGTGCGTCGGCTATACAGCTGAGGATCTACGTGTTATGGAAGCGATGGTGGGTGATATTGCTTATTCACTCATTGCTTTCAACGGAGATTTGATAGGTTTGACGGAAGGTACACACATTAGTGGAAATTCGTTAACAGTTGTAATTAATGGTATTTGTGGAAGTTTAAACATGCGTGCATTCTTTTACACCATGTATCCAGAAGATTTACCATTTGCCGATTGTGCTGCAATGATGACGTACGGTGATGACAACATTGGCACTGTTAAAGAAGGTTTTGAAAAATTCAACATTAAGGATTATTCTGAGTTTTTGGCTAAGTATGGACAGATTTATACTATGCCAGACAAAGAGTCTGAGTTGAAGCCTTTTATTGACGAGAAAGATTTTGAATTTTTGAAAAGAAAGAACGTGTTTCACGAAGCACTCAATTGTAATATTGGGGCTTTAGTGGACGATTCTTGTTTTAAAATGTTGCATTGTTACTTACGTCCGAAAGGAACTCCGCTGTCTAAAGAGGAAGCTTGTGCTTTGAATATTTGTACAGCTGCGCGTGAATGGTTCAATCATGGACCTAGCGTATATGAGATGCGGAGAAAACAGATGATTGAAATAGCTGAAAAACATGGGTTGATGCATATGTGTGAAACATTGCATCAAACTTATGAAGATATGGCTGCGGATTGGAAGTTGGCATATGCCTAACTCAGGCGATAAACGAGTGGCAGTTTTAAATCTGAGCCAAGCAAAATTAACTCGTGTATACAGGTTACGGTGAGTGAATTGTAGTTTGTCGATCTATATGCTCATACGCGTTGCACGTTTATAAAATTTGACAAGCCGAATGGTAATAGACGTACGTCATTACGGTTGTAAATAAATCGTCTGGTCAATGTTTAAAATATTGTACATTTAATTCATCTGTTGAGGTTAGCAGGGATTCCGAAAACCCTGAAGAGGCGGATGCCTCGCAATTTAGACATCAAACAAGTTCAATGGAAACTCAAG